AAAGACAAGCGTATTACTCCAGAGGTAATTGCTGACACTTTAAAAGAAGATGTAGGTGCGGTAAAGCGTGTTATTGATCTATTAATTGAGAAGGGGTTTATTAAGACAAACGAAGTAAAGCAAGGTAGAGGTATTGATAGTAACGTTATTATAGAAAGGCAATTAACTGCACCTATTGGACAGATTGTTGAAGCTATAAAGCCACAAACTACGCAAATATTAATTCGTTACTCTTACGAGTGGAAAGCAGGTTTTAACGATAGCGATTTAGATACAAGCAGACCTTTTTGTAAGTACTTAGTAACCGCTAACAAGTTTTATAGCCGTAGTGAGATAGAGCAAATGAGTGCAAGGCTTGGTTATTCTGTATGGGATAGACGAGGCGGTTGGTATACTAAGCCGGGAACAAACACACATTCTCCAAGTTGCAGACACGAGTGGCGCAGCAATATCGTGAAAAGAAAATAATGGCATACGTTTATAGACATATTAGGCTTGATAAAAACGAACCTTTTTACATAGGAATAGGCTCTGATGAAACTTACAATAGAGCTTATTCTATAAAAAGAAGAAATCTTTTATGGAATAGTATAGTTAGTAGAAGCAAATATGAAGTAGAAATAATAATGGACAATTTGACTTGGGAACAAGCTTGTGAAAAAGAGAAAGAGTTTATATCTATATATGGTAGAAAAGATTTGAAAACAGGCATATTAACAAATATGACAAGTGGTGGAGAAGGTGTTATCGATAGAGTTGTTACAAAAGAATTTAGAGAAAAATGTATGATTTCTAAATTAGGAGAACTAAACCCAAGGTATAATAAAAAACCTTGGAATTTTGGAAAAAAATTAGAGAAGTGGAATCATACACAAGAAGTAATTGAAAAAATGAAAAAGCCAAAAAATAAAACTAATTGTCCTCATTGTAATTTATATGGTGCAGTTAATCAATTAAAAAGATGGCATTTCGATAATTGTAAGTTTAAAACAAATTAAATGAGCCTAAATACATTATTCATATCTGTACAAAATATAAAAGATAGGTCTGGTCTTCACGCAAATGTTGATGAAAAGCTTGTTCTACCAGAAATTAAAACTGCCCAGGACATCTACATCTTACCTGCGCTTGGAAGTGCTTTATACAACAGGCTTCAAGCAGGTATTACGGCTAACAACTTAAACGCTAACGAAGTTCTTTTATTAGACAATTATATAGCAGATACTTTAGTACACTATGTACTTAGTGAATTACCTATGGGTTTGTCTTACCAGTTCTACAACAAAGGTCTTTTAAGAAAGGGCGGAGAAAATACCGAGAACCCTTCTATGCAAGATATGATAGACGTAGCTAATAGATATAAGGCTCGTGCTGAGTTCTACAAGCAAAGAATGATTAAATACCTAAAAGAATATTCTACAACTTACCCTGAGTACCTTAATCCCGGAAGCGGCATTGATGCAATACACCCTGAGAATGATGCTTACACAACGAGCATTTGGTTAGGCGATTTTGATTGCTGCGCAGGTAAAAGCTTTGAGGAACTATATCAAGGTAACAGAGGTTGTAGCGACTGCTAATTATGAGTAAAGTAACAACAATAAAAAACCAAAATAAACTTCGTGTTTATTTAGAAAAAATTAAGAATGAGCCTGAGCCTAAACCAAATAACAAAGCAGATAACAACACTCGGAAACGACCACGAACAAATTAACTTTGTTTACTTCGGTGATGTGTGGGAACGTTTAAGCAACGGAGAGGTAACTTACCCTGCTATGTTCTACACGCTAACGGGTGCAACTATAAACGCTAAAAATATTACTTATAATTTTAGCCTTTATTTTATGGATAGAATGTTAATGGAAGAGACAAACGAAACCGAAGTACTTAGTGATATGACTTTAGTCGGTCAAGACATAGTGGCGCAGTTACGTTATCCTAAAGCAATTTGGGATATTGGCGATACTGCACCTTTGACTTACTTTACCGAGAGCGACCCTGACTATCTTGCAGGAGTTAAGATAGATATTACAATGGAATTACCTTATTTAAACGACAGATGCCAAGTGCCATCGATATACCAATACTAAGATGATAGGAAAAAAAATTAACCAATTAGCTACCGAGTTAGCACCAGTTAGTACAGATTTAACTATTATAGGCGACCCTACAACGGGAGTAAGTAAGAAGATTACACTTGCGCAATTAGGTGCGATATTTAGCGGTGCAGTTTCTTTTTATACTAATCTTGCAGCGTTCCCTAATCCGGGAACTATTGACGTTATATACTGCGCTAAAGACACGCAAAAACTTTATTTGTGGAGTGGCTCTGCTTATGTAGAGGTATTCCCTTCACAAGCTTTATTAGATACCTATCAGCTAAGAAGTGAGAAGGGCAACGCTAATGGTTATGCTTCTTTAGATAGTGGCGGTAAAGTTCCTATTAGTCAATTACCAAGTTCTATTATGGAATACAAAGGAACTTGGAACGCATCTACAAACACACCTACACTTGCAAACGGAACGGGCGACACGGGAGATGTTTACATTTGTAATGTAGCAGGAACAGTAAATTTTGGCGCAGGTAATATTACTTTTGCGGTGGGAGATTATGTGATCTATTCAGGAAGTATTTGGCAGCGTTCAAGCGGTGCGGTAGGTACTGTAACAAGCGTAGCATTAACAGTTGGTGGCGATGCGATAAGCGTATCTGGTAGCCCTTTAACTACAAGCGGAACTTTAGGTTTAGCGTTTAGCGGTACTACATCACAATACATTCGAGGTAATGGTACACTTGCTAACTTCCCTACTTCTTTAGTAACAGGAACGGGAACTATAAACAGTGTTACTAAATGGAGTTTTACAAGCGGAGAAATAATTAATAGCAATATATACGATACAGGAAGTGTTATTTACAATAATAACCCTTCCGATGGTCAGTTTGCTTGGCAGTTTAACGGAAGTCAAACAACGGGATTGTCTTATGGTGCTTTGATTGTAGCAGGTACTAACGCAAGTGATATTGCTTTAAGAATACAAAATGCAAGTTCTACAAGTGAGTACTTTTTTGTGTGGGGAGATGGTAGAGTACAGATTAACAATATACCAAACGCTACTACCGATACGGATAAGTTTTTAGTAAGTGATAGCGGAGTTATTAAATATAGAACGGGTGCTGAGTTATTAAGTGACATAGGTGGTGCAAGTGCATCGGGTTACGTTCCTTACACGGGCGCAACTGCTAACTTAGATTTAGGAACTCATACTTTACTTGCTGCTAAAGGTACTTTTTCAAGTTCTGGTAGTGGCGATACAGTTGGAATAACACATTCAAGCGGTAGTGGTATTGCTTTAAATATTACTAAAGGTGGTAATGGCGAAGGCTTATACATAAACAAAACAAGCGGTTCGGGTAACGCTGCAACAATCATAGGCACTTTAAACGCAACTACTTTAGTTAAGTCGGGCGGTACATCTTCGCAATTTTTAAAAGCCGATGGTAGTGTAGATAGCACTTCTTACGGCACGGGTTCGGTAACAAGCGTAGGTTTATCTTCTGCAACAAGCGGAGTAACTATTGGCTCTACACCTATTACAACAAGTGGAACTATTACTTTAGCTATTGCAACTGCAAGTGGTTCTCAGCAAGGTTTATTATCAAGCACCGATTGGACTACGTTTAACAACAAGCAAAGTGCTTTAACCAATCCAGTAACGGGTACAGGTACTACTAACTACCTACCTAAGTTTACAGGTACAAGTACAATAGGGAATAGCTTATTAACTGACAATGGAACAAATATTGGTTTAGGTGTTGCTAACCCAACCGCAGGTAGATTACAAATTAATGTTAGTGATACAACAACTGCTGCACATTTACAAATAGTAGATGGAACAACTACATTAGCTAATTCATTTGTAACTAATTTTAGAAATGCTAATGATGGAAATGGTAGATACTCTTTATCTTCTTGGCAAGTTCAAAATGCAGTAGGTAATGACCAAAATGGTTTTATAGGAGTACAATCAGTTTCAGGTGCAGGTGCTTATACACCAAATATAGTTTTTGGACAAAGAACAGGAGCAAGTACTTATGCAACAAGAATGACTCTTGACGCTTCAGGCAATTTAGGATTAGGAGTTACACCGAGTGCGTGGGCAAGTGGTTATAAAGTAGCACAATATCAAGGAGGATTTTTAGGCTCTGATGGAACTTCATATATTTATTTTGGGCAAAA